TCCCCCGTGTTCGGCGCCACCTGGACGCAGCGGTCGTCCCACAGCTCGCGCATCGACCAGTCCTTGACGTTGGTGACGGGCAGAACCTCGCCGATGTGCTCGGCGCACCATCGCTCGATGGCGGCGCACCGACACCCAATCTCGGACTTCACGTCGAAGGCGTGCGAGGCATTCGGTGAAGTCACCGTCGATGGGTTGAAGAGGAAACTCCCACGAGCGACGGCGCCCGTCTGTGGCGCGCACGCGGACGAGCAGCATGAAGCCGTCGGTCTGTCGTGTCGACACGCGCTCTATCCCGTAGATGCGCCGGCAGATCGTTTCGGCGATATCCAGGAACAGTCGGTTCGGGCTGGTCACGGCCGTGCCTCGGGACGGGCGCGCTTGAGCATTGCGATCAACGGGTGCTCTCTCTGCGCAAGCTCCCCGATGTGGTTCGAGAAGTAGAGTCGGAGCGTCTGCCCGATCTCCGTCGGACGCCACCCGTACCGCTTCCGGATGTCCCGCAGAACCGGTCCGCGCCCGCGCCCGCCGTACCGACTGAGCACCTCGAGCGTCGCATCGATCGCGCGCTGTCGGTTCTCGTCGGTGCGGTCATGGCGCCACGCCTCCCAGGCTGGGCGGACCCAGAACACGTAGGCAGCGCGATGCGCGCGGCTCGGCGGCTTCATGGTCCGACCCTGCCACGCCTGAGCCGCTCGGCCGCAAAACTACCGCCTTCGATTCCCGCTGGCACGGTCAGGCCATGCGCGACAACAGGCCGCCGTTTCTCGAAGAGCGGGTGGCGTACCTCGAAGACGTCGTCGCCGGCCTCGCGGCAGTCGTCGGCGTCGACACGCTGACGGTGGCGCTCAACCGCCTGGCCGCCGAGAAGGCGTTCGCCCCCGTGGCGGAGACCACCGCCGCCCTGGCGAAGTCCGGGCGTCTTCGCGAGGTCGAGGCGGTCACCTCGGACGCCTGCCTCGTGACCGGCGCCGAACTCGGGGGCGCGTTCCCCCGGCCGTTCCAGGTTCGACCGGCCGACGTCAAGCCCGAGCAGGCAGCGGCGTTCATCGGTGCGCGGAAGGGAGAGGAGATCGATGTCGGAGACGGCACTCGATTTCGAATCGACGCCATACACGAGCCTGTGGCCTGAGCCGCCGCGGCTGACCCCGTGGCTGGCGCTGCTGCCGCCGGCGTCGGTGGACGCTCCGATCGTCTTTCGCCCCGCCGGGCGGGCGCTGCAGGGCGCCTGGGCATGGCGAGAGGTGGCGCCGCAGCCCGGGCCGCCAAGGACGATCCGCGCACGCCGCGCCCGCGACGACAACCGCCAACTCGGGCTCCTCGACTACCGCCCGCCACCACGGCGGAAGCGCCGGCGCAAGCGCATCGAGGGGCGCCTCTGGTACGAGCAGCCGGAGTTCCTGGACGAACAGGCGCGCTGGTACCGGAAGCTCGGCGAGACCGGATTCGACGACATCGAGTTCGGGCGAGACACCGGAGCCCCCGTCAACGGGAAGCCCGCGATCCACGGGTGCCTGCTCAAGATCCCCGAGGGCGCGCGCTCCGTCGACGCTGACCGCGAGGCGTTCGCCGTGGCGATGGCCGCGGCCGAGAACGGGCGCGCTGCCCTGGCGCACCCCGGGTTGTTCAAGACGAAGCGGCAGCGCCGCGTGTGGGAGCTCCGCTACGAGGAGGGGCTTTCCTACCAGGAGATCGCGGACGCGCTGCGAGTGACGACGCGCAAGGTGCGCAAGGACTTGACCGCGGTCAAGAGAAGGATGGAACGCCGGTGAGCGACGAGACGAACCAGACGCCCGAGCTCGAGGACGTGATGAAAGACGCCCTCGGCGTGGTGGGGGCGCAGGTCAAGAAGCTGAGCGAGCGGAAGCGCTGGACCTACGCCATCCTCCGCATGCCCCGTATCGGGTGGATCGGGTTCATCGAGGGCCGCACGATCACGCTCAAAGACCCGGCAGACGCCGGGAACTTCTCCGCCGGCATGCAGATCCGGCTGTTCCACAAGATCAAGATCGGCCGGCCAAAGAAGCGCGTCGGTGGCCTGACCGTCGCGGCGGTCGACAAGGCGCGCGGGATCGTGGCGTTCACGTGCCCGGTGAAGGAGGGGATCCCGGACGCCGCGCCCGACGACGCCATCATGCGGAAACACGAGGTGTCGAAGTTCAACCCGGCCGTCGCGCAGCTCATCCTGGACTACGTGACGGAGGGATCCTACCTTGACGTCGCCGCGGCGGCGGCCGGCATCTCGCGCACGACGTTCTGCAACTGGATGCGGCGGGGGGCGCGAGAGGGTCACGGCGAGATCTACGAGTGGACGCAGAAGCTCCACAAGGCGCGGAGCATGGCCGAGCACGCCTGCGTCCAAGGCATCATGCGCGCGGGCCTCGGCGGGCAGTGGCAGGCGCTGGCCTGGCGCCTCCAGCACATGAGCGACAAGTACCAGCGCTCCAACCCCGTGGACATTGTCCAGCTCGCAACGCTCCTCCTCGCCATCAACGGGGACTCGCGCCGCACGCTCGAGGTGGCCAAGCGCCTCGGGATCAAGCTGACCGCCGAGGAGGCCCAGAAGATCGCCGCCGGCGCCGACGTGGACGTGCCACGCGTGGAGGAGCCGTAACGGCCCGACTAGGGGCATGAGCGATAGGTTCCGGCTCCGCGAGGCACGTGCATCCGATCACCCGTTCGTCTACTCGGCCTGGATCCGCACCGCCTGGGAGGCGCACGGCGCGCTGGTGATGCGGTTCCAGAAGTCCGAGAAGCCCGAGGACGGGACGCCGCCGCGGGCGGAGTACGTGCGCGCTGCCTGTCGAAAGACGGTGTTCTGCGAGGGCCAGCACAGGCTCGTCGAGCGCCTCATCCGCGAGTGCGATCTGCTGGTCGCGCATCACCACGCGGTCGAGGACGAGATCGCCGGGTTCATCTGCTTCGAGCGCGCGCGCAAGGTGGTCCACGCCATCTACGTCAAGAAGGACCCGTGGCGGAAGCAGGGCGCGGCGCGACTCCTGATGCAGGGAACGGGCCTCGTCGGGAAGAGCGGCGTACGGTACAGCCAGACGAGCCGACTCGCGGAGCGCTTCTACGGGAAGTTCCTCGAGGACGGTGGCACGTACGACCCATTCGCGATCGATCCGTGAGAGGAGAGCAATGATCCGCATCAAGCAGGTCCGGTTTCGCACCGGCATCGTGTTCGGCAACCGGTCCGCGGTGACCGACGTCGATGCCGAGAAGGAGGGGGTGGACATCACCTACGTGCAGGGCCCGCCCGAGCGCGTGGCCCTGCGGAAAGGGAAGTATTCGCGCACCGTTCCGTGGGCGAACGTCTCCGACCTCTTCGAGGAGGAGGCCGCGCCTGCGGCGCCGCTGCCGCCCCTCGTCCTGGACGCGGATGCGTTCGCAGGCGCAGCCCCGGTCATGCAGGAGGTGGCGCGCGAGAAGCTGGTCGACGCGTCACCGCCCACCCTGTCCCAGCTCGCCGCCGGGGAGGACCCGCGCGGCGGGCTCGTCAGCCCGTTTGTGCAAAAGGAGGCGCGCGATGCGATCTCCGCGGGGGCCAATCCGGACACCGCGCTGCCCGCCCTGCAGCCGTCGCTTCTCGACGCCGTGACCGATGTTCCTGCTGGGTCGAGTAAACCGGCACCTCGCAAGCGCCGCGTGCCGTAGGCAGGAGAAGGCGCGGGCCTGGGACCCCGCGGCCATCCTGTCGCCGGCCCAGCTTCGCGTCTTCGGGGACAAGAGCCGCTTCCGGCGGATCTGCGCCGGCCGTTCGTCCGGCAAGAGCTACGGCGCTGCCGTCGAGCTGATCGACACGTGCCTGCAGAATCCGGGCGCGTTGGTGATGTTCGTCGCGCCGACGGTGACGGATGCGCGGGAGATCATCTGGTCAATCCTCCACGAGCTCGTCGACGAGTTCTCTCTTCCGGCGTGGTTTGACGAGGGAAAGCACCTCCTCAACTTCGCCAACGGGGCCCGTCTCAAGCTGGCCGGGGCGAAGGATCGGAAGGACGCGCAGAGGCAGTTTCGTGGCCGGCGCCCGCTGCTGGTCTGGGTCGACGAGATCCAGTTCTTCCCGTCGCACGTTCGGGACCTCATCGACGGCGGCGTCAAGCCGGCGCTGCTTCGCCGCGGCCAGAACGGCCGGCTGGTGGTCTCGGGTACCCCGTCGGAGATCCCGGTAGGGTGGTGGTACGAGCGCCAGGAAGACCCGCTTTGGAGCGCGCACACCTGGACGTGCCGGGACAACCCGCACCTCTCGAACGTCGACGAATTTCTGGCCGAGATGGCCGCCTCGATGGGTGGGCCGCAAGCGCCGAGGTTCCGCCGCGAGTTCCTGTGCGAGTGGGTGTTCGGCGATCTCGACTCGGGTCTCATCTTCGCCTACGACCCCGCCGTCAACGACTTCGTCACCGTCCCGACGGGGACCGACGTCCGCCGCTTCATGGGTGTGGATCTCGGGTTCCGAAAGGACCGCTGCGCGATCGTCGTGCTCGAGACCACGAACGGCGATCCCGGATCCGCCTACGTGGTCGACGAGTACGTCAGCCCCGCGCGCGACCCGAAAAAGCCTTACACCACGAGCGACTTCGCCAGGGTCATGCAGGACTTCATCGCGAAGTGGGACCCTCTCGTCAGCGTGTGCGACGAGGGCGGTCTCGGCGGTGCCATCGCCGATCAGTACCGGGCGGAGTTCGGGATCCCGCTCATCGCGGCCGAGAAGCACGAGCCTGAGGCGGCGGCTGGATTCGTCGCCGGGGACGTGGCGGCCGGGCGCTTGAAGATCCGAAAGACCAGCCGCGTGGCCGAGGACATGGCCGTCGTGCGCTGGGACCCCGAGCAGCTGGCCAAGGGCAAGCTGGTGGAGGCGAAGGCCCCGCACAGCGACGTGATCCCATGCCTCCGGTACGTGTGGAAGCACGTCAGGCCGTACCTCGTGACGGCGCCCCCGCGGAAGCTCACGGAGGAGGAGAAGATCCAGGCCGAGAACCGCGCGGAGCTCGCCGCGGCCGCGCGGGGCCTGCGTCGAGGCGGCACGAACAAGGCGTTCCTCGGCCGCCGGTAGGGGCGTCACGTCCCGACTACGGGCGTGCGATCCATCGAAGAGATCCGGGCGCTTGTCGGCGAGCTGCGGGCGCTCGGCGTGACGTCCTACAAGGACGGCGACCTCGAGCTGCACCTCGGCCCGGCGCCGGCCGGCGACGACATCCCGTCAGAGCGGCCGAAGGCCGTGCGCGAGGAGCCGCGCACCGGATCGCAGGAGTGGTTCAACGAGAAGCTGTTCAAGCCGATGGCCCGCCGACAGGCGCGCGCCTCGGCGCGGGGGGCGGGGTAGCCGATGGCCGTCGTCGTCAAGACCGAGTACCTGGACACGCACCCGCGAAAGGAGAACCCGCGCTGGTTCGAGAAGTTCGGCTCGGCCGAGGGGTGCGGGCCGGACATGGTGGCGATCGCCAAGCGCATGGAGCTTGCGCTTTCGCAGCGGCACATCTCCTGCCTGAACTACGCGAAGCTGGCCTACAACCAGCCGCTCATGACCTCGCTCTACGACACCGCGAATTCGCGGACAGAGTGGGAAGAGGTCTACCTGTCCTGGAACATCTGCGCGAGCGCCGTCACCACCGCGGAGACGATGATCGTGCGGAACCGCCCGCGCGTCCTGTTCGAGACGACCGGCGGGGACTACGGGCTGCAGCGCCAGGCGCTGAAGGCGAACAAGTGGGTGTTCGGCTGCTGGTCGGAGAACAAGGTCTACGAGCGCCACGCGCCGCAGGTGTTCCGCGACGCTGGAACGTTCGGCCTCGGGATCTTCTGGCTCTCCATCGAGAACGGCAAGACGACGATCGAGCGGACGCTGCCGACGGAGCTCATCTTCTCAGAGCGGCAATGGATGTACGGCCACGGCGGCAAGGAACTGGGGCGATACAAGAACCTGGACAAGGCCGTCGTCCTCGCGACGTGGGGCAAGGGGAGCACGCCGGAGGAGACGGAGCGCAAGCGCTCGGCGATCCTGCAGTGCCGGTCGCGCGCCGACCTCCCGACAGACACGGGGCTCGATTCCGAGGAAATCCCCGTCTACGAAATGTACCGGCTGCCGTCGAAGCCGGGCGCGAAGGACGGCGTCCACGTCATCGCGATCGAGGGCTGCACCCTCATGGAGGAACGCTGGGAGCACGACTGGTTCCCGGTGGTGTTCTTCCGCGTGGAGGAGAAGCCGCTCGGCCTGTGGGGAATCGGGTTCGTCGAGCGCCTGATCGGGTTCCAGGTCCGCCTCAACGAGCACAACGACGCGATCGACGAGAGCGCGCGGAAGCTCGCCGCGGCCAAGTGGATGACCCCGCGGGGATGCAAGGTGAACCCTGACGATCTCACCACGAACGAGATCGGCGTAGTCGTCGAGTACGAAGCGTCGGCGGGGCGCCCGGAGCTCGTCCAGCACCAGGCCATCCACCGCGACCTGATGGAGGAGCGGCAGACCACCTACCAGCAGGGCCTGCGGGAGATCGGCCTGTCCGAGTGGTCGGTCAACGCCGTCAAGCCCGCGGGCCTGTCGAGCGGCGAGGCGCTGCGCACGGTGCGCGACCAGGAACAGGGCCGGATGATCACGATCGGCCAGGACTGGGAGGCCGCGTTCGTCGAGCTGGCCGAGAAGACGGTCTACATGGGCGCGATCGCCGCCGAGGAGAATGACGGCGCCTACGAGGTGCGCGTCTCCATGCCGGGGGCGAAGTTCCTCGAAAAGATCGACTTCAAGGCGATCGCCAAGTTCATCAAGAGCGCGGCATGGGTCGTGAAGGGCTACCCGGTCAGCATGCTTCCGACCCACCCCGGAGCGAAGCTGCAGAAGCTCGAGGAGTGGCTGGCCAAAGGTCTCATCGACAAGCCGACGTTCGCGATGCTGTCCGAGATGCCGGACCTGGACGCCGAGTCCTCGCTCATGAACGCGGCCATCGACGACATCCGCTGGACGCTCGACAAGATCCTGGACGAGGGCGAGAAGGGCTACATGCCGCCCGAGGCGGGACAGGCGCTGGAGCTCGGTATCCGCATCTTCTCCGCGGCGAACCAGCGCGCCCGCCAGGATGGCGTGCCGGAGGAGATCCGCGACCTCATCCAGCGGTGGATCGACGACGCGCGCGCGCTGCTGAACCCGCCGCCGAAGGTGGAGCCCCAGGCGGACGCGCCGGCCGCGGAGGCACAGGCAGCACCCGCGGATGGCGGAGCCCCCGTCGCCGAGGCTCCCGCCGACGCCGCGCCAATGGACGCCGCCCCCGTTGCGGAGCCCCCGCCGCCCGCAGAGACGCCGCCGCTCGAGGTGGTCCCCGGCGTCCCGCAGAACCCGGCGTTGCCGACCGACACGCCGCCGTACCAGCAGGAGGCCGGGGTCTGATGCCGTCACGTTCCGACTAGGGGCATGAGCGATACCTCATCCACCCCGGCCGCCACCGAAGGCGGCACCCCGAGCAGCGACACGAGCACCGCCGACAGCGACACCGCGGCGACCACCGAAACCACGGAGACCGCCGCAGGAGCGGAAGTAGAGGGCCAGGCAGCCCCCGAGGGGACGGAGGCCGCGAAGGCCGAGACCCAGGAAGGCGCCGAGGCCAAGAAAGAGGAGACTCCGCCGGAGGAGAAGAAGCCCGACGTCGATGCGCGGCTCATCGCCCTGAGCAAGGCCAACCGGCACCTCAAGGGCGAGGTCAAGACCGCGAAGGCGGAGGTCGAAACGGTCCGCACGGAGTTCGAGGCGTACAAGGGCCAGGTCGCCCCGCTCATCCAGCTCTTCGAGAGCAGGCACGACGACCCGATCGCGTTCCTGAACGAGTGCGGGTTCGACATCGACAAGACGATCGCCGCGTATGCTGGCACCAAGCGCGAGCTCACCACCGAAGAGAAGCTCGCCAAGCTCCAGGAACAGATTGCCGCTCGCGAGAAGCGCGAGGCGGAGGAGAAGGTCGAGGCGGAGAAGCGCGCGGCCGACGAGAAGAAGAAGCAAGAGCAGAAGGAGCGCGAGCGACAGATCAAGGCGCACATCTCGCGGATCGAAGACATTGCGACGCAAAACCCCGAGCGATTCCCGCTAACGATCGAAAAGGGGGCCTTCGAGACCGTGTTCGACGTGATGGCGGTGGCCTGGAACAACGGCAGCCGCATCACCCACGAGGAGGCGCTCCAGGCAGTCGAAGCCGAGTACGAAGAGGAACTCGAGCGACTCGCCAAGCGCAAGGGGCTGCAGAAGCCCAAGCCGCCCGCGGCGGCTCAAAGCACCGCGGCCACCACGCAACAGACCAAGGCAGCGCCCGCGAAATCGCTGACCACGTCACTGGCCGGAGACGCGCAGCCGCGCGGGGACTCCTCGCCGGTGAGGAGCGACGAGGAGCTCGAAGCCGACTTCCTGAGGACGTTCGGCGGCTCCCGCGCTTCGTGACGGTTCGATCGGAAAGGGCCTGAAAAATGCCTCCTGGAATCAATGATCTGAGTGCGTGGCTGCAGAAGAACTACACCCCGGCGAAGCTCACGAGCATGGCCGAGCGGGATCGCCCGCTCATCGCCATGTTCAAGAAGGTGCCCGCCGGGGGTGAGAACCTGAACGTCCACCTGGACTTCGGGAACGCGCAGGGCATCGGCGCGACGTTCTCGCAGGCGAAGACCCGCGCGGACGCCACGAACCTGCAGGGCATGAAGATGGTGTTCGACTACGTGCCGCTCTACTCGGTGGCCACGGTGTCGAACAACCAGCTCGACCTGGCGGAGGGCGCCGGCGGGGCGCTGTCCGTGTTCGGCGGCGTGAAGCGCGCGATCGCCTCGGCGATGGACTCGCTCGGCGACGACCTCGAGACCGCGTTCTTCGGCGACGGATGGGGGACCTGCGGCCGCATCGCGACCGGCGGCATCTCCGGCTCGACGGCGACCCTCGAGAACGCCGGTGACGTCGAGAACTTCGACATCGGCATGGAGGTGCAGCTGTTCGCCAGCCGCACGTCGGGCGCGGCTCGGAACACCCCGGCGTCTCTGATCGTCCAGGGCGTCGACCGCGAGAACGGCAAGGTGACCTTCACCGCGGACATCGTGGCGACCATCCCCGCCGCGGCGGCGGGCGACTACTTCGCGCGGAAGACCCTGCGCGAGGACACCGCGTCCCCGACGATGAAGGTCCCCCTGGGCCTCGGCGGCTGGGTGCCGTCCACGGCGCCGACCTCCGGCGACTCGTTCGGCGGCAAGGATCGCTCGGTCGATCCGCTGAAGCTGGCCGGCATCCGCGTGTCGATCTCGGCGGGGACCTCGGTCCGCTCCGCGATCTACGACATCGTCAACCGGAGCGGCAAGTACCGCGGTCAGCAGGGCGTGGCCGTCATGTCCTGGGAGAAGCTGGGCGACCTCCTGAAGGAGATCGGGAACGACGTCACCTACACCGACCTGAAGAGCTCGGTGGACGCGAACCTGAACTACCGCCTGGTGACCATCCAGGGGCCGAAGGGGCCGATCAAGATCGTCCCGTCGGCCAAGTGCCCCAACTCCCTGATCTACATGCTCGACATGTCGACCTGGGAACTGCACGTGGTGAACGGCGACCTGATCCGCCCGGCGGCCCGCAAGGCCGGCGACGGCATCATCGACGACACCAGCGACGACTCGATCCAGATCCGGTTCAAGTCGTACTGCCAGCTCGCGTGCATCTCGCCCATGAAGAACGCTGTGGGCGTGTTCGCGTAATCCGGCGCGGGGGTCGGGCGCCGCTGCCTCGGTGGCGGCGCCTCCCCCGCGTCTCCCATAGCAGGAGACCGCACACATGGCATCGCGAGTCGGAAACAAGAGGGTGGAGGGCGTGGGGACCAACCGCACCTTCATCGGGGCGAAGTTTCTCACCACCACCAACGGGGCCTTCAGCTCGACGGCCGCCACCACCAAGCTGCGCGGGGTCGCCTCGGTCACGCGCAACTCGGCCGGCAAGTACACGCTCGTTCTGAACGACGCGTGGCCGGACGTCCTGTCGATGATCGCCACGATCATCGGCGTCGCTGCCGTGCCTCCGAACGGCAAGGCGAGCGTCGCGGAGATCCTGTCCTATACGGCGTCCACCAAGACGCTGGTGGTGCAGTTCCTTCTCCCCAACGGCGCCGGCTACACCGCCGCCGACGTGGAGGACGGGGCGACGATCTCCCTCGAGTTCGGGATGGACCAGGGGGCGATCTGATGAAGCCCGGCGGGTTCGCGCTCTCGATCTTCGAGAAGCGCCTGAAGAAGAAGCCGAAGTCTTCGAGCTTCATGGACCTCGACGAGGACGAGGGCATGGAGAACGAGGACGGCGAAGAGGAGAACGACGAGATGGCCGGCTGCGAGGCCGCCGTCAAGAAGTTCTTTGAGACGGGCCAGGCGGGGGACTACACCGCTGCGGCCAAGTTCCTCAAGCGAGCGATCGACCTCGCCTGAGGCGGCGCCCGGGGCTGGCAGACGCTGGCCCCGGGCCGTCTTCACCACCTGACGGAACACCATGCCCAAGCTCTTCGAGACGATGCGAGAGGAGGCGTTCTTCGCCGCCGGGCAGCTCTCCGGTGTGGTCGAACAGACCGACGCCGATCGCATCCTCAACTCGGCGCTGCGCGAAGTCCACGACATGCTCACCCAGGCAGTCGAGGACTACCAGCTCACGACGTCGGCCGAGCTCACGGTCGCCGGGGGCGCGGACTACGTGGCCCTGCCGACGGACGTCTACAAGGTCCGCGGCGTCGACCGCAAGATCGGGACGTCCTGGCAGACGATGGACCGCCACGAGTTCGGCGACCGGAACAAGACCAGCGGACCTCTGACCTACACGGTGGCCGGGTCGCGTCTGTACTTCGCCCCTGTGGCTCAGGCGCCGGGGGCCATCGTGCGCGTGCTCTACACGCCGGTGTTTACCGACCTCTCCGACGGCGGCAGCTTCGACGGCATCAACGGGTTCGAGGAGCTCGCGGTCGTCGAGGCGGCGATCCGGATGCGCGACGCCGAGGAGTCGGACGTCCAGGTCCTCATGGCGCGCAAGGCGGCCCTGATGGAGCGGGTCAACATGATGGCGCAGCGCCGGGACCGCGGGCGACCCCACAAGGCCCGCGACGTGCGCGGCACGAACTGGCGAGGGGCGCGCTGGCGCGGCCCGGACCAGGGGGAGTTCTAGGCCGTGCCGCCGCGCCCGCAGCAGCAGCAGGCCCCGCAGAGCGGGATCGACCTGCAGGGCCTCGTGCGGTTCGTCCAGCAGCTCGCCGAGGGGCTCAACCGCGTGATCGCCGGCCCGCTTGGGCGCCCGGTCCTCAAGGAGGGCGTGACCTTCGGCGTCGCCGGTTCGGTCAACATCACCCACAACCTCGGGCGCCCCGTGCGGCGCTACATCGTCGTGAGCAAGTCGGCGCCGGCCGACATCAGCGATGGAACATCCCCCGACCCGGCGACGACGCTCACCCTGACGTCGTCCGCCGCTTGCACGATCGACCTCTTGCTCCTGTAGGTGCCCATGGCAACGGTCAACATGGTCCTGGACTTGCCCGTCGTCTCCTCGACGCCGGGCCCGACGTGGGCGACGAAGATCAACGCCGCCCTCGAGCTGGTCGACGCCCACGACCACAGCAGCGGCAAGGGCGTCAAGGTCACGCAGGCCGGGATCAACATCACCGGGGATCTCGAGTTCAACGCCAACAAGGCCACGGAGCTCGACGGCCTGGTGTTCGTGTCGCGGGGATCCGACCTCGCGGACAACAACTCGCTCTACGTCAATAGCGGCGAGGTCTGGTTCCGCGACGGGACCGGGGCACTGGTGCAGATCACCGCCAGCGGGCGGGTGAACGGGCAGATCGTCGGCGACTTCGGGTTGGCCGGGGTCGACGCCGAGGTGCGATACACCGACTCGACGAAGCTGTTCCGCCTCATGGCGGATCTCGCGAGCGGCGACCCGCTTGGGCTCGCCCACCTGCGGCTTCGCGATCTGCGGCTCACCGGGCGCCTCAACCTCGAGTCTGCGGCGAACGGCAACGTGCAGACCGTGGCGGGGAACGTCTCCCTGGACGCTCGCGCCGTCGTCGTCCTGGTCAACACCGCCGCGGCGCGGACCATCACCCTCCCAGCAGCGAGCGCTGGGGCCCGGGTGGTCTTCATCAAGGACTCGACGGGACAGGCGAACACGAACGCCATCACGCTGGATCGAGCAGCCGGCGGGAACATCGACGGCCTGGCCGCGAACCGCCTCCTGCGGGTCGACTGGGGCGCGTGGATGCTCATCAGCGACGGAACGAACTGGTTCATCGCGTAGGCGCCGTCACGTCCCGACTGGGTTCGTGGCGCTCGTCAAGCAGCAGATCCCCACCCTCATCGGCAAACTCGACACCGGGACCGCCGACGAGATCGCTGTCCCCGGCACGCTCCTGCGCCTGCAGAACGGCGTGATGCGCACGACGGGGCGGATCCAGAAGCGGGACGGCTGCGCGCGCGTGGGACCCGCGGTGGGCTCGGCGGACTGGCTGGCGGCCTACGGCAACGAGCTGGTTGCCGGCTCGGCGACGAGCCTCTACACGTACCGGCCGGCCTCGAACGCATGGACGAACCGGGGCGCCGCCCCTCGCTGGCTCCCTACCCTCAAACAGTACGGGGGGAACACGCGGGACCAGCACACGCCGCAACTCGCATACGCCCGCGGGATGTTGTTCGTCTGCTACCAGGCGGACACGACGGCGACGACCCGGGCGATCTACTACTACGCGATCGACATCGAGACCGGCGGGACGGTGGTGTCTGATACGCTGGTCGCGTCCGTCGTGAACGGTGTCACAGCGGATCCGGGCGTTCGAATGCTGGTGGTCGGGGATCACGTGATGTTCCTGTACCGGAGCGCCACGAACACGATCACCGCGCGCACGCTGAACCTCGGATCGCCCGGCACGCTGTCGTCGACGGCGAACGTCGCAACGAACGCTCGTGCAGTGGTCACCCACAACTCGATGCAGCTCCAGTCGTGGGACGTGACCGCGCCGGCGTCAGGTGGGGATGTCGCGCTTATTGCCTACGGCAGCACGGCGGCTCTCCAGACCGTCAGCATCCGCTGGAACGTTCGCACGAACGCGCTCGTCAACTCGCTCACGTGGACGGAGCCAACCATTCCGTTCGTCGGGTCCAACGTGACTCCACTGTGCTTCGCAGTCCACGACCTGGCCGACGGTTACGCGTACCTCGTCTACTACAGCGTGAACGCGGGCGTCTTTCACCTGAGCGAGGTGAACCGGCTCGAGTTCGCGAACGTGACCCCGCCTGCGGTGACGGCGGCCGGAATCAACGTCGGCGCGAACGGCCGGTTCGCCGTGGCCTACTACGACACGTCGGACAGCCGGGTGAAGGGGTTCATCGAGCGCGGATCCAGCACGACCGACACGAACATGCTCATCGAGGGGGCGATCTTCTCGGCGACCGGACTCGGCTCGACGGGGACGCTTCGCCGCTCGGCGGGCATCGCGGGGCAGCCGTTCCTGCGTGATGGCGTGTGGTACCTGCCATGCTCCTACTACTCGACGACCCAGCCGACGGACTTCGTGATCTCGTCGGCCGGCAAGATCGCCGCCAAGGTTCTTGCTGGCAACGGCGGCGGGCACTCGAACACGAGCCGAGCATCGGCGTCGGTCGCGGTCGACGGAGAAACGCTGCTGGCCATGCCTCGGCGGGTGGCCGTCGCCTACCAGGGGTCGACCGTGCTCGCCTCTCGGCAGGTCAGCATCGTCACCCTCACCGGGGACGAGGCGGGGCCGCCGGTCGAGGCGGGTGACACGCTCCTGATCCCCGGCGCGCTGACCCGCTGCTACGACGGACGCGAGATCGCCGAGCACGCATTCCACCTGTACCCTCCTCCGGCCGTGACCCAGGTGGCCGTCGGCGGGACCACCACCGCCGGGACGCACTACGTGGTGCTTACCTACCGATGGACGGACGCCCGCGGGAGGATCCACCGGAGCGCCCCGAGCGACGCGTTTCAGATCAACAGCGGCGGCGCCAACGCGTACACGGTGACCGCGCAGACGCTCCGCTGGACGGACCACACCGACGTCATCATCGAGGCGTGGGCGACCATCGCCGGCGCCGGGCCGGACGCCGACTACTACGCACAGGGGACCGTCACGAACGATCCGACGGTCGACACCTTGAGCATCACCGCCCTGAGTGAGACCGACGCGAACCTGTCCGCGCGCGAGGCGCTCTACGTGGGCGCCGACGGCGCTGTCCTCGAGAACATCGGCCCCCCGGCGTTCTCGGCGATGGCCACATGGAAGGGCCGGGCGTGGGGGGTCATGTCCGAGGACCGGACGCGGGTGTGGTTCACCAAGGAGATCCGGCCCGACTACGGCCCGGCGTGGAACGACGAGACGAACGTCGTGGTCATCGCCGACGAGGAGGGCGACATCAACGCCATCGGCGGCCACGGCGACCAGTTCTACTTCCTGAAGCGGAACGCCATCTACTACACCCTCGGCGAGGGCCCGAACGACACCGGCGATGGCGAGTACGCCCAGCCCGCCAAGCTTCCGGTCACCATCGGCACGGACTCCCCGCACATCGCGGTCACCGGGGACGGGTTGATCTTCCGCGCCAGCGGCGATCCGACGTCAACGAACGAGAGCGTCGGCGGGTTTCACCTCCTGGCCGGCGGCGCGGTCCAGTACATCGGCGCGCAGGTCGAGTCGTACAACGGGCTCACGCTGAGCGGCGCCGTCGTCCTCCCGGACCTGATGGAGGCGCGGTTCTCTACGGAGGAGGGAACGACCCTCATCTACGACTGGTACCACAAGCAGTGGTACACGGCGCACGGCCAGCGGGCGGAGGGGGCGTGCCGATACCAGAACCGCTTCGCGTTCGTCGACGCCGACGGCGTGGTCTGCCAGGAGAGCGCCGACGAGGCGGGTGACGACGGCGTGCCGGTCCCGACGCTGCTGGAGTTCGCGCCGATCTCATTCGCGGGGCTCGAGGGCCAGGAGCGGGTCTACGCGTTCCGGCTGGTCGGCAAGTACCGCGGGGCGCACCGGCTGCGCGTGACCCTGGACGCCGACGGAACCACGGGGGGCGAGGCCCGTCGGCAGTGGGTGGTCAACATGGGCGCCGAGTACAACGTCGACCTGTACGGCGCGGCGACCCCCTACGGACAGGGTGTCTACGGCGGGGTCAACCAGATGGACGGGACGTTCAGGTGGGAGTTCAAGCTCCCGATCGGGTTCCAGACCGGGACGAACTTCCGCCTCACGGTGGAGGACGTCTACCCGGACGCGGTGGCGTCGCGGGGGTTCGACCTGACGGCGGTCGTTTGGACGGTGGGGATCAAGCCGGGGCGGCGGCGGTTGCCGGCGAGCCGGATCGTCACGGCGACGTAGGAGCACAAACGAACGAGGGGCCCCGCCGGTCGCCCAGCAGAGCCCCTCTCGCGCGCGCAGCCGCGGTCAGTGCGTGGCCCGGTAGAGCCGCTCCGCCCGCAGGTAGCCGGGCGTCCCGCCGAACGTTGCCCGCTCGAGGTCCCGCAGGACCGACTCCACGGGGCCGACGTTGTAGCTGTCCGCCGTCAGGATCATGTGCAGCGTCTTGCAGGCGCGGCGGAGGAGGCGCGCCTCCACGGCAAGGGCGCTGAGGTCCGGGCGGGCCCGCTGGGCCTTCTGGATGGCCTGGACCAGCGACCGGAAGGCGGCCGGCGGAAGGCGCTCCACCAGCTCGGCGATCTCGGCGGCGGTGGGCTCCTGGCGCGCAGCGGGGACCGGCGCGGCCAGGGCCTTGGTGCGGGCGGGGCGGGTGGAGGGGCGGTGTGATAGGGTCTTCGTCGTCATTGGGGGTCCGTCTTTCATTGGGGGGATGGGCTCCCCTTGGCCAGGGGCCCGGCTGCTGCGAACAGCGCGGGCCCCACTTCCTAAAGTCTATTGAATTCCCATTGCCCGTCAAGGCCCAGGAATGGGAATTGATTGTGATACCGTGTCGGCATGCCGAAGCAGCCGCGTCTTGAGGGCGATCCCGACGAGCCCGTCGCCATGCACATCCCGATGCCCCTGTGGCTGAAGAGGAAGATCGCCGAGGCGGCGGCGATGGAGGCCCAGGACATGACCGGCTGGGCCCGCGAGGTGCTTCGGCGAGAGGCAGACGCTCGCCTCGGCGGCTCACGCAAGCGTCGCGGCTAGGGGATTTCCCGACTGAACGCCCGCGCAGCTTGCGCTAGCTGCCGTCATCCTATCAGGATTGAATCACCATGAGACTCACGACCGTCGCGTTCGCCTGGCTCGTCCTCGCCGGGTGCGCGCCCCTCCCGAGTCAGAGTCCAGCGTGGCAAGAGCAGCGCGCTCGCGAGGACGCGTACGAGCGCGAGCAGATGGAACGAGTCAAGGCGCGCAGGGATGAGCTTGTGGCGCGCGGGCTGAGCCCGGACATGAAGCGATGCCGAGAAGCCATCGACACCGGGAGGTACTCGAGCGAGGGCGCGGTCTTCGAGGCAGATCCATCTCTCGTGGAAACGTGCGCGATGATGCTGCGTCTGCACGCCGAAGAGGTGGAACGCGTCGATTCTGCCGAGAGACAGATATGGGAGTCGGGATTCGAGCGCCGCCGGGCGCGATTGGACCGTGAGCAACGCGAGCGCGCCGAGCGAAGCAAGGCCATCACGGAGATATTCGGTACCGATTGAGAAGACATGCTCATAACACGGAGGACACCGATGCGCTGCGCGTTCCTGGTTCTGCTGTCCACGACGATTTCCTGCGCCACGCCATACCAATCGAAGGGGATCCGCGGTGGGTACGACGAGACGCAGATCACGCCGTCCGTGTTCGACGTGGCCTTCTACGGGAACAGCTTCACGTCGGTCGCGACCGCTGAGGCCGGGGCTATGCGGCGAGCGGCGGAGCTCACCCGCAACCGCGGCGCCAGGTTCTTCCGGGTGCTCGCCAGCCATGGCGACGTCTACCAGGACGCCAGTTCGTTTGAGAGCGAGTGCGAGCGGAACGGCGGCAGCAAGGTGACGTGCGAGACGCGAGAGGTTCCAGGCACGCGACGGCCAGCGGCCCGCATGCGCATCGAGGTTTTGCCAGCCGGCGCCGAACCGACGGGACGCGGTCTCGTTGACGCCGCTTTCGTGCTAGGGGAGGTGTCCACGTCGTACGTGGCGACGGTCTCCAACGCGTCCGTGAGAAAGGAGGACCTGGACGCGTGGATCGGCGTTCGAGCGGAAGAGGTTCAAACGCACGCTCTCTTCTCCACGCTGCCAAAGAGAACGGAGGCGCTAGAGGGCGGGCGGGAACTGTGGACGTACTCCAACTGCGGCAGTGAATCTTGCTGCCACAATCAGTTCTTCGTCCGCGACGGAGTCGTGGAGTCGTATCGTGCCAACGGTCGGTGCTACACCGATTGCACGATCCGACCGGCATCGCGTCGGTGCCCGCTCTCCGCGGACGCTCGGCGATGAGCGCCGCGGCTTCGGCGTTGGCCGCGGCTTTCGCGTCTGGCTGCATCTAGGTCGCAGCCGCTCCCATGATCGCCTCCCAGCAGAAGGACAACTCGACGAGCGTCGAACCGTGCAAGCCGGCGGCGTCCCTGTCGACGGCGACGGACCCGCGCGGCGAGGTGTACCGCTGTAACGATCTCGACGTCATCGTCCGCGCGCCGTGTGGGCAGGTGGAGGGACCGGCAGAGATCGTCTGGGGCCCCTACCATTCGCCGGTGTCGCTGTCGTTCAAGGCCACGCGGAAGTCGTGCCCAATCCAGACGTATCGCAAGGCCGCAGCCGCCGTGGCGGCCAAATAGCGCCTAGCTGTCAGGCCCCGTCACGCCCCGACTATGGGTGCATGAGCTTCCTCGGTCAGGTCAAGCGACCATTCAACGCAGCTGGCGACTTCCTCGGGATCTCGAAGACGAGTACCAAGGGCCTAGATCAGGCATCGCAAGACAGCGACGAACTGCGCGATAAGTTCCTGCAGGAGTACGACGGCAGTGCTTCTCCGCGCGACGTGCCGCAGGTCGAAGCCGACCAATCCGGAGAAGTAACGATCGACCCTACCACTCGGGTCGAACAAACGTTCATCGACAACCCTAGGACTGTAACGACTCCCGAGCTCGGGCCGACCGAGCGCGTGCAAGTCGCCGACGTCCCCGACGCCGAGCGCGTGACGGCGACGAACGCGACGGCCTCGTTTGCCGACTCGACGGGCGTGGTCGCCCCGACCATCAACCGCGGCGCCGTCGACCAGGTGCGCGGCAAGCAGATGTCGGCGGTCGAGTCGCTGGAATCCGCGGCGCGCGGGGATGCCCCGTCCGAGGCCGAGGAGCTGCTCAAGTCGGGCATGCAGTCCGTGATCTCGGGCCAGCGGTCGATGGCGGCCGGCGCCCGAGGCCAGAACACGGCCGGAGCTGCGCGCCGGGCGGCCCGCGAGATCACCCGCGCCGGCATGGGGTTCGGGTCTCAGCAGGCGGCGATGCGGGCCAAGGAGATGGCCGACGCGCGCGGCGCGCTCGTGGGGGCGCTGGCGAACGTGCGCGGCGACGACCAGGGCCTGGCGACGACCGAAGCCGGGATGCGCCTCGACGCGGACAAGTTCACGGCCGGCGCGGCAAACAGTGCTTCGCAGTTCAACGCCGGGGTCGGCACGGAAATCAGCAAGTTCAACGCAGGTCAGAACACATCCGTAGCCGAGAAAAACGCAGACCGATCCACGCAGAATACGCAGTTCAAGGTGGGCGAGTCGAATCGGGCGAGTACGTTCAATGCCGGTCAAACGAACCAGCGACGCGAAAAACAAGGCGAAATGCAACTGTCGGCGGAAACGGGCAATGCGGACAGGCACCAGCGCGGCGCCATCGTACAGGGCGAGATTACGTCCCGTGAGCGGCTGACTGACGCCGGGGCGGCCAATAAGAGAGCCACGGATCAGGCGGGGCTCACGCAGCAGAACCGACAGTTCAACACGGGACAGAAGAACACGGTCGCCGTCGGCAATGCCGACAGGACTGTGACTGGCAGGGGCTTGGACGATCGGCGACGGTCGGAGTTGCGCACCGACGTAAGGGGAGCAACCAAGGACGTCGCCGAGGCGGAGAGAGCGGAGTTCGAAGCTGAGCAGCAGAACAAGGCGATTCGCCGCGGCGTCATCAGCAACACGGCCAAGTCGATCGGCAGCGCGGTCGGCGTCAACCTGAGCGGAGATCCGTCGAAAAGCGGCGGAGGCGGTGGCGGAGGCGATGCCGCCGCGAAGTCGGCCACGGGAGTGGCGAAGACCGCCACCGGCGGAGCCGGAGGCGGATCCGATGTCCGGATGAAAAAGAACATTTCCCCCGCCGACGACGCGATCGACAACTTCCTGCGCGCCGCCGCCAAGGCTCCCGTGCGCAAGGAGAGCGAGCGAGGCGACGGCGAAGTCGACATCGACGGGTTCCTGGCGGCGATGGCCGACGAGATCGACCCGATCGCGTTCGACTACCGGGACGGAGATCTACCGTGGACGGCCCCCGGCCGACGGTTCGGCCTCGCCGCCCAGGACCTCGAGAAGTCCGGCCCCGTCGGCAAGTCGATCGTGCGCGACACGCCCCACGGGAAGGTGCTCGACGTGGGTCAGGCTATCGGCCCGATCCTCGCCGGCATGGCCTCCCTGCGGCGGGATCTCGACAAGGTCAAGGGCAAGCGGGCGTAGGGCCGTCACGCCCCGACTAGGAGCATGGCGACTGTGTACGATCCCTCGGCGGCCGACGAACTCACCCCCGAGGAAGAGGAGGCGGTGCGCGCCGGGGCTCGGCTGGACTTCCAGCGCGCCCAGTTCCCGCCCGAGATGCCCGACGAGG